TTTTGGGGATATAAATGTTACTTGTTACAAAGAACCACCGTGATACCCCACGGTGAAAGAAGCGAACGAAGAGGAGAGAGAAAACAACAAGAGGAGCTGGAATATACTAAAGAAACAAAAGATGATACAGGTACTAGCTCAAGAGAAGAAAGAGTGGGTTGAAGTCAAAGACACGAAGCGAGAGTTACTCGCCCTCAGAGGTCGCAAGGTAGGTGAGAGTGGAGCGGGCGCGCAACGCGGCAGCCTGGATGGCTACCGCGAGGGCCTGCTCCGCCTGCGCAATGGTCTGCACAGGAGACGCGCCACTGGTGTTGGGAGGAGTCGGGGGTTCAGCGTTGCCGGGCGCAAGAGAGTTGCGCGGCAGGTTGACCCACAGGTCCTCGATGTCCACGAGAGCGGTCTGAGCCTGGCACCTCGCTCCTGCCACGCGGGGGTGAACAGGAGGGGCGGCGGAGGCGGGTCCCACATAAGTGGGTGATTCCACGGCGATCGTCAACGGCTTGCGCTGAGGATAGAGCGTGGGAGGGGGGGGGCGCGCGCCATTCGGACCAACGAATCCGTAGCGCGTGCTGACCTCGGGGTGAGATGCCAGGAGAGCAGCAACTTGTGCCAACCTCGGGTTGCCCTTGAGGAGCTTCGAGAGGAAGGAGGAGCTGTCGGAGACGTCATTGTCCAGCGGGAGGATGGCAAGTGACGACCGAGCACCACCAGTTGTACTGGTAGCCGAGGAGAAGAGCTGAAAGTGATTGTCCGCCGTACTTTCCGCAATTGTTGAGAAAGCGTACAGGTAAACGGCGTTATTCGCAGAAGACAGCGTGAATTGAGAGGACTCGTGCGTGCCGAAGCCCGTGGGGAACAGCAGGAGATCAGTGAGGTCAGAACCGCTAGAATTGAGCCCAACGTTGAGCCCAACCGCGGATTGTCCATCAGCCAGAGCGACTGCAAGGACGACCATGAAACTCCCGTTGTAACCCTCGGGCATCTGAACAGTGAGCGTGTTCCCTGTGGGGGAAGGCTGCACCGTTGCAGGCAACGAGTTGGCTCCATTCGGAGTGGGGAGGAGGAAGAGATCCGTGATCCCTGCAGACAGAGCAAAATCCCACGCAGCGGTAGTACCGAGGTGGAGATCAGGAAGGACAGCTTTGAGAACCTCGATGTCATACGAGGCCCACAGCTGACCGATGACGGTGCCCGGAGGCGCCGACAGTCCGTCGAAGGAAATTTGGAACAGGCCCACATCATCGAACCGGGAATCGGCTCCTGACGCTCCGTTGCTCTTTCTGATGTACTTCACATTAGTGGCACCCACCTTGGGGTTACACTCCACTGGGTGATAGAAGGAAGAGCTTGGGGGCGCAGAGGTAGTGAATTCGTTGTTGTTCACTGCCTTGATGTTTGCGAGCGGGGAGGCCTCAGCATCGTAAACCGTTGACATCGAGACTGATCCGAGGGCCGACGACGACGAGAAGTTGGAACTAGTCGTGACGTACTCGAGGACGAGGCCGTGCATGATGTAGTTCTCAAAATTCCCGAAGACGGAGGAACCCCAAGGGAACAGTGACGATGGCCCCGAAAGGCCAGGTTGGATGCTGTAGGCAGTTGTGTGGAAGGAGGATCCCGACGACGGTACAACGACGTCGGAGATGAACTCTCGGTGCTGGATGCGGGGTGCCTTGCCTGCGAACTTGACCGACATGGCTCCCATCACGAAAGGATTTTCGGAGGGACCAGCGGTGCCAAGATTCTGGGCAGAGGTGTCAGCTGCACGGCTGACCATCTGAGAGATCGAATTGAGCTTGGGACCATGAGTGCGGTAGGTTCCAAATCCAGTGATGTCTCTGAACATCCCTTGGGCAGCATTGCCGAGCTTCGAGCCCACACCCCCGAGAAGGTCACCAAGGTAGTCACCACGTCCACGGATTCTCGTGAACGACGTGGGGCGGTAGTCACCACGACCTTTGATGGTCGTGACAACATGCGCTGACTTCTTCTTGGCGGACTTCTTGGGTCCAGGACCGGCGACAATAACGACCTCCTTCTTGATCGATTTCGGCGGCATGTTTCGGCTTGTGTGGGTGAAAAGGTGTGTGTGAGAGGTAGCGAGTGCTCTCGAAAGTGAGGTTTCTTACAGTTGGCTGGTGAAAGTAAGGGCAGGGGATGGCTTCTAGTTTGATTGCAACAAAGTTTGAAGGTGGAATTCCAGTACGTCGGAATTGACTAACAGCTGTGACCGGGTTGGTCATGGGCACCGGTCGGTGCAGCTGTCTCCATCCATTTCTCAGAACCTGTCCTCAGAATGTCCCTTGCGGGACCGGTGGCCTTGGAACCACTCGTAGGTCTTTACAGATTCTAGTTTGCAATACTAGAATGGTCGGACAGGTTTGTTTGTGAAATGGTTTGGCTTAGAAGTGGCCCATCATGAGAGGACTACCGACACCAACATCACTAGAGTGGGAGACTGATTCCGTCTCGACACGAGTGGTTGGCATCACCAAAGGTGAGGACCGGGCATGTCCACACTTGGACAACATCGCATTGCAGTTGAGGCATGGGACATTGTCGTCGTTGACTTTGCCCATTGTCTCCACTAGCGTTGTGACGAAGTCCTGGTCGGACATGTCTGGCGTCTCCTCCAACGGACGTCCGTCAGAGTAGTCTTCCCCTTCCAAAACACCATCGACAATCATGGCGCGTTGTAGGGGGGCATAGTCAAGCACGCAAGGCAAGGATTTCACCTCGCGAAGCAACAACTCGTACTCCTTCTCGTGAGCGCGCGTCAGACCGTAAAGAGTTTCGGTCATAGCGTATGATGCATCACAAGGTTCGTACTTGGCGGAGCTGTGTGTTCCGTACTTGTCCTCTCTGATCATCAGGCGGGTGGTCGCTGCATCAATGCCAGTAGTGAGCTCGACAACGCGAGACCAGTATAGGCGAGAGAAGGGGACCGCAGCATTGTCGCGTGCGCGTCCCAAAGCATCACCACGAACAAGACGTTCGAGAGGAATGTTGGGTGGAGGGTTGACCAAGTAACCAGACTTGGCGATAGTTCGCCCAGGTCCGGTCACCAAGATGGTCTCTCCACTGGCCGTCGGCCAGAAGCGGGCTGAGCAAAAGGAAGCTCGAGCCGCGGCTGTGGGGCCGGTGTGGTACTTGGGCTCCAACTCGAGACCAAGTTTCATCAGCATGTCCTTGAGGGGCAACTTGCTGAGGAAGGATGAGTCGCCAATGCACAAGTTGTCATCACCCAGAAGCAACAGGGTGAGCTTGTGTTTGGCCGCCACCTCCATGGCGGTAAGGAGCTCATGATTCACAGACGCATCATAGAAGGCGCAGCAGAACAAGATGGCAAGTCCTTGAAGGAGGGTGTTGCCACAGGAGGTGTTGTGATCACCACTGTGACGACCACCATCGGTCGTGTACTTGTTTCTCCACTTGTCGCGTCCTTTGGTATAGATGCTAGCCTGGATTGCATGGATGGCTCGCTCGGATAGGCCGAGATGCTTGTAAATGCGTGCCTCAAGCTCCAAGAGGCGGCGGTGGATGGTGGAGTCGAATCGCGCAAAATCTCCTTCTAAGATTCCGAGCGACCCTCCCAAACCACCCACAGCTTTCGCAAACACGGCACCGATTGCCTCTGCGGTATTTCCGCTGGTGTACTTCGGCCCGACGTGATTCTCAGCCTTGACATCCCAGACCGCAGCGAGGCGTTTGGAGAACGCCTTCATGCTGGGTCCAGTACACACATTGTGTATGGGAGTGCCACTCTGGATTGCACGGGGAGCCAACGAGCTCACGCCATTGGTCGATGACTTACACAGAGCCTCGATCTTCACAAACTCGCCACGTTCATTGACGAGGCGGTCGTGGAAGTTTCCGAGGTTGAGATCATTCAACGCTTTGACGTGTGCCTTTTGCACCTCCATTGGATACGTCGAATTCCACCCTTCGAATGTCATCGGGACGACGGACCTCGGGGTGAGGCCCATCTGCTCCAAATTTGGACCACTGAAGATCCACTGTTCGAAGCAAGTGATGAATTCATCGGAGCAGAGCCCCTTGTCGTACGGGCTCTTCTTGATGATGCGGCTGCGAATAGCGGCAACGGAAGAGGCGGCACTGTTTGAGGGGACGACGGGAATGCACATGGTTGAAACGATTCCGGCAGGATGCAGGGGACCTTTACCCTCGACCTCTCGGGTCGTGGTCTCGTCCACAATGCGAAGCTTCGTGCCCTTAGCCAGCGACGCGGTCGCCAGAGAATCTGGAACGACGGGGTCGGTGGCGGGGAGACGGATGCCCGGGGAAAGGTGAACCACCGCTGTGCGAGCGGGATTCGAGGCGCGGTTCGCGTGGTAGGCCAAGAACTGCATATCTTTATCAGCAGGAAGAACACCACGAGACAAACCAGAAGGACCGGAGAGTTTTGCGCCGACGACGATTCCAGCTGCGGATATTGCACCAGCAGCGGAATAGACACCGGCGGCGGCGCCAAACAAGGCGCCGACTCCAGCAGAGGCCACACCAACGACAGCAGCGCCGGCCATGATGGCGACAGCTGCTCTCTTCCACGTCCACACAGCCTGGAACTGGAAGTTCATGGCATTGGTGTGCGCGGTAATAGCGGGTAGGAGGGGTGCTACAACAGAGTGTAAGACTCCGGCCTCGAACGCAATGTTTCGCGTGAAGCCAATCGCCGCAGACGCGAAGACAGAATTGTCAAGGCATCCGGGGGGAATGTTGTAGGCGTCAGTTTTGAATCGCAACCACGCGAGGAGGGACTTCCACGTGTCCTTCGTTCTGTCTCGACCCATCGACCAGCGCGCCGCCTCGTCAATGAGACCCTTCGGGCACAACATGTGCAAATCACGCGTACTTTCATACACGATCACCGAGGAGCCCCACGAAAACAAGGTAACGTGTGGGAGGGACACGACATCGCCAACAATGTCAACCGAGCTCTTGTCAGAAAAGGCACTGCCAATCGAAATTGGCCCGTAGTACCCCTGAGACTGAAGCGCAGGGCTGAGCGTGTTGGACAACGGTCGCTCGAGACTCACTTTTAATGCCGTGGTGGTGAAGAGAAGAACAACATGGTTCTGGAACGACATCTGCTGAGTCCAGCAGAGCGTTTTCTCGACACCCTCAGGGGTCCGGTAGTGGAAACCGCTGGCACGCAGATGCAGCATCGCCGAGTGCGTATAGGCATGAGAATTGCCCCGCACTGACATGCTGACCTCATCTGGGCCAGTAAGTTGATAGGTGGCCTCGCCACCAGCGAAAGAGCCGAAGGCATGCGGAAACAGGTGGGTGACAGCCACCAACATTTTCGCTTGACTTCGCTCAACGAGCTGTGCTACAACAGCGAGACTCAGGTAGTATAGAGAGTCCACGGACAGATACGCAGCAGGGGAGACACACGCGCATTGCTCCGCCAAGTGGGAACATGAGTTCACAGCACCGGTGTGCATGACCTTCCGGACAACGTCGGCAGAGGAGAGAACGGGATTCGCAGAGTGCACGAATACTCGTTTGGCCTTCCTGTGCCGATGGGGATTTCCACCAACGTCAACCACCATGCTGGTGGCGCTCAGTTTGATCCCTTTCATGTCCAGTACGTGTTTGATGAGCCTGTAAGCTTCCTCTTCACACCATGCCCGCTCAAGATTGAGGAACGGGTGGTCGTGGCTTCTCTGTTTCGGTGCAGCCTGAAAGTGCACGAACGGATAGGCAGAGGCCAACAGGCCAAGGGTGCGGGCATCCAAAAACCAGGGAGAGATGATGATTTTCCTCTCCTGGATCATAGTGCCGGCAGTAGCAGCGCGGCTGGTTCCTGCAGCCTTAGCCGCAACCATGACCGCCTCTCTGAACGCCTTGGCCTCCACAAGGGCGGCTTCGTCGTGAACAGAAAGTTCGCTCTTCGCCACAAGGGCGGCATCTTGCTCGGGAACGGCAGGCTCATGCGAGTAACGACACTTGTCTCTCGTACACGTGCCGGCCAGGAAAGCCCTGCAAGGAGGTGTGCTGGTCAACGGCCCAGCCTTCGCCACAGCGGCGGTAACTCCAGGCGTGGCCTGGGCAATGGGTGCCGAAGCACCAACAACGGTAGGAGCAACCTGGATAACTGGTCCGGTGGCAACTGTAGTTGTCTTCCCATGTGTCTCACATGCGGCTCCACGTCTGCACGGGCCTTTGCCTGCATAGTTACAGGCTTTGGCGGCAGATCCATGAGCAACAGGAGTCAACAATGGGGCAGTCACGACATTTGTGCGAGCGATGTCGGATTTCGCGCTTCCGCCAGAGGCGGGTGTTTGTTTCTTGGTAACAGGTATCTTTCCTGCTAGTGGGGCTACCACGCTGCTGTGAGGTGCAGGGATGGTTGACGCAACTGCGTCCGTGCGGCTGTCATCAGACTCCTTACACTCGCATGTGCAAGTGGAAAGGGTCAAGGACCGACAGTTGACGCACGCCGGGTCCATAGGGCTGTGGACACGCGGAACGTGGGAGAGGGGAGGCCGAGTGGGCCTGTCCTCAGGAATGGCGTCCGGCATAGCTCCCGAAGGAGGGTGGGCCGGCAAGTGGGGAAGGGGAGAAGAGCTCGCGTCCATGTGGAGATTGAGATCTGGGATAGCC